CAAGCGTTAAGCGACAACACCATGAGCGAGGCAATCACAGCCTACCGTCAAGCCCTGCGCGATGTGCCAGACCAAGGCGGGTTCCCGTTTAGTGTCGTCTGGCCCACCAAACCTTAGGAGTGACCTATGTTAGGTTTTAACCCCCTCGCCTCTGCACCGCTTGCGGATGATGGGGTAATTTACCTGCTTGGTAATGACATTACGACAGGATCACCTGTTGTTGGTGCCTCAAGCATTGCCCAAGACCAAAACCTGACTGCCGATAGTTTGACGACAGGATCACCTGTTGTTGGTGCCTCAAGCATTGCCCAAGACCAAAACCTGATCCCCACAGGGGTCACAACAGGCCAGCCGACGGCTGCGCCTGCTGTCTGCGTTGTCAACGTTGTATTTCAGGCGGATTCGATCACAACGGGCCAGCCGGTTGTCGGCATGCTGTTGCTCAACCCCAGCGTTGGGCGTGCCATCCATGTGGTGACGGGCGCGCCAAACGTGTGTATAATCGCCGCGAACAAACCTAACCGCGCCGCGTGATTGTCGCGGGCGCAAACGAGGCAGCTTGATGACGACATTCACGATAAAGCAAAACGACACCAGCCCGGCGATGCTGGCCACGTTGCAGGACGCCGGCGGCGATGCGGTCAGCGTAAACGGAGGTTCGGTGCGATTCCACATGCGCCCAATCGGGTCAACGCAAGTGACGATAGATGAAGCCGCTGTCATCGTGACGCCGCTGTCGGGCTTGGTCCGGTACAACTGGCAGGCCGCCGACACGGCGACGATCGGTTCATATCAGGTTGAGTTTGAAGTGACATATGCCGACGCAACCGTTGAGACGTTTCCGAACGACGGCTACATTCGCGTTGAAATCATTGCCGACATAGCTTGAGGTGCTGCAATGGAATTTATTAAAACATTATGGCCGGTTGCTGTCGGCTTCGTTGCTTTCTTGGTTTGGATGATCCGGCTTGAGAGCAAGGGCTTGCAAAACGAACGCGAGATTAAGCGACTTTGGAACCAACGCAAAGAGGATCTGGACGCCGCCCGCGAGGACCGCAAGCGCATCCATGACATCCTTGCGGAGATTCAATCCGACATAAAGCAACTGATTGGGAAAGTTGGCAAATGAGGCGCACATTTTATCATTACGGAGATGTCCAAGCTGGCGAATGGCCGTGGCAATCATTCAGCCCGCGCGAGATCGCCTGCAAAGGCACCGGCAAGCTGACCATTGACACGGAAGCAATGGACATGCTGCAACGCATTCGCAGCAATCTTGGCAAGCCGCTGATCATCACGTCGGCCTATCGCAGCCCAGAGCATAACCGCAATGTCGGTGGTGCCAAGCGGTCAAAGCACATGGAGGGCATCGCCTTCGACGTGAGGATGGACAACCACGATCCGCATACCTTTGAAACGGCGGCCCGCGCGGTTGGCTTCACGGGCTTTGGTTATTATCCCAAGTCTGGGTTCATGCACATTGACACGGCGGAACCGCGTTCATGGGGAACACCTTGGCCGATCACGGCAACCACATGGCCTGTAGAGCCGCCCCGACAGCCTGAGCGGCTATCCGAGGACACGGACGCCAAAGCAGCCGCTGGGGCGGGTGTAGCAGGCGCTGTAGCGGTCGCAGCAGACTATCTGCCGGTATTGGGTCAGCTGGCCCCCACGGCGCAGCTTGTAGCCGTTGTCGTGGCCGCTGCGTTCATTGGCTACATGCTTTGGCGTCGGACGCGTTGAATGTTTCTGCGCATAAAACTTTGGCTTGCCGCCGCTGGTGCGCTTTTGATCGCCTTCGCCGCAACATACTGGCGCGGAAGGTCCAGCGTGGCCGCAGCCGCAAAACGTAGGGAACTGGAAAGCTATGTTGGAACCCGTGAACGCATGGACAAGGCGGATGTGCCTGACAGCCCTGACGCTGTTCGTGACTGGCTGCGCGACCGTGCAAAGCAACGCGATCTGTGACGGATCGTCTGCCGCCAGAGACGCCCACACAACGGCGCTTATCGCTGATGGTGGGGATTTATCGGTGGTGACTGGTGCGCGCCTGTTGGCCATGCTGGACGCGGCCTGCACCGAAAGGGGCTAGAAATGCCAACACCACCTATTGATCCAGCCCTGTTGCAGGAGGCGATTGACCTTTGGCGTGAGCATGGCAAATCCGTTCGAAAAGCCGCTGACGCTTCTGGGCTAAATTATTACACCTACGCATCGCGGCTGGAGAAAGCAAAGAAGCTAGGGATGCATCTAGACCCAGCGGTTCGTGACAGCATGAGCGCGGTCAACACAGGCATGGTTCCTGCGCTGATTTGGGCCAAGACCAAATCGCAAGACGGCACAAGTTATTCAACGCTGTTGAAGCCAGAGCAAGACACGCCAGACAGCATCGCAGACCGCCTACGGACGGCGCTGGAGGGCATGGAACCTGCATTGCCTATATCGGCACCAGAACAGACGCTTGCCAACCTGCTGACCGTGTATCCTTTGGCTGACGTTCATGCTGGAATGAGGGCGTGGGGCAAGGAAACTGGCGAGGATTACGACACGGACATTGCAAGCAACAGGGTGCGCGAATGGGTGGGCCGGGCCGTTGATGCATCCCCAGCATCTGAGACGGCGGTTATCCTTGGTCTGGGCGATCTGCTTCACGCCGACGATCAGCAAAACATGACGCCCCGATCCAAGCATGTTCTTGATGTGGATACTCGGCATTTTAAGACGCTGGACGTGACAATACAGGCGCTGGCCTATGGCATCGAATATGCTGCCCAGAAGCACGCGCGGGTCATTGTCCGCATTCTGCCCGGAAACCATGATATAACGGCTTACATGGCGATCATGTTTGCCCTGCATGAGCGTTACCGCGAAAACCCGCGCATTGAAGTCCAGAAAATACCGAGTGAGTTTTTCGTGATGCGGCACGGTAATTGCCTTGTCGCTGCGCACCACGGTCACGGGGCCAAGCCAGAGCGCATGGTTATGTTCTTGGCGGATGAACACGCAGAGGATTGGGGCAAGACCCGTCATCGGTTTCTGTTCACCGGGCATCTGCATCATTTAAAGATGGCCGACATTGGCGGCGTGCAATGGATGCAGCTTAGGGCTATCACGGCAAAAGATGCCTATGCGGCAGGCAATGCTTATTCCGCGCGGGCATCTTTGGAAGCAATCACATTTGACGCCGATCAAGGCGAGATACAAAGGGTCAGGGTTTCAGCATGAAAGAACGCAGCCGGATCTTGACCGAGGCTGACGCGCTGGTGAACGGCGACCGCCAGGCAGACTACGGGACACCGCAGGCAAACTTCGCCCGCATTGCGCAGATATGGTCAATCGTTCTGGGGCATCCTGTTCGCCCCGATCAGGTTGCGCTGTGTATGGCTGGTCTAAAGCTGGCCCGGCTGGCTAATGGTCCGCACCGGGACAGTTTTGTTGATGGCTGCGGATACTTTGCGCTGGCCGCAGAGTTGTCGTCTGACAACCTATCTAAGCATCTCAGCGACTAGGGGCAGGAACCCGTGATCGGGGCCGTTGCGTTCTACCCAAGCCAGTTTGTTGTTGTGTATCGCCATCAAACCATCTTGATGACAGAGTTTGCATAGTGGAATGGTATCAAAGTCGCTGGCCTTGTTCGTGCCGTATCGGTCACAGATCACATGATGCACATCTGACGGGCCGGCCTTGCCACATATAACGCATGGAAGCTGTTTGACGCGGGCCATGTGAGCCCGCGCCTTTGCTGTGCCGCGTTCCGGCTTTGGTTGTTTTAACCCAAGAGGACCGCGACCGGTGAGGTTCAAAGCCAACGCTCCCATTTATTGACGGTTGTGTCAAACGCCCTGATAAGCAGCGCAGCCGCTTGCGGCACGATTGCATTGCCATACCCTCTCAGCCGCATCACGCGACGGGCTTCTTTGGTGCTTTGCGCAAGCGGGCTGGAAGCTGGCACGAAATCGCAGCCTTGCACCACGCTTCCGGGAATCCTTGGAGCCAGGCGCTGAACGCTGGATTTAACTGGCCGCCACTTTCCATCCCGGCAGAACAGCCAGTCAACATTATCCCATCCGCCGTGATCCGTGCTGCTTGGGGATTGGCTGTCAGCCATGCCACTGTGTCGTGCCTCATCTTGCCATCCTTGCGCTTCATTGACTTGCTCAAATCCCCCGTGTCCTTGTAGTCCCTTGTCGCTGGTGTGGCCCAGCCGCTCAGGGCCGCATCCGGTGTCAAGGCCC